TGCTTTGTCTTGGTCAAATGCAATTCTTAAAGTTTTAAAATATTGAAATGCAAAATCTAATTGTTCTAAATTGAACTCTTTTATTTGAAAATCATCTGTATCTTTTCCAAATCTAGCAACAATAAATTTATAGATTTTATAATCGTACTTTTCTTCAATCATCTGCCTATAAGCAGAGCCTTGAATTAAATAATCTGGATAAATATCTTTACTTGTTTTAAAATCTACAAGAATATACTCATCATCTTTTTTAACTAATAAATCTGCTGTTCCACCATATTGATATAGCTTTGATGTGAATGATTGTTCACAGAATAAAACTTCACAGTCCTTGCTATATTCATTCCACCAATCTAAAAATTTATTAAAACAATTTTGTACTATTTCATTGTTTGGTAATTCATATTCTAAATCTTCAATATGTGATTGTGCAAGTTCGTGAACATTAGTTCCTATATCTGCTGCTTTGTTAATCTCTTGATGATAAGATTTTCCCTCTAAGCCTATTTTGTTAGACCAAATAATTAAGCCAATACTATTTTTATATCTGCCTAATATTGTAGTTACACCAGGAACTACATTATTTTGAATTTTATATATTGTATGTGCCATAAATTAAAATGGCAAACATCCTATTTAACATTCGAAGATATGCGGGGATCTTAAAAATGTACTATGAAAATAAAATCGAATATTTGCCATATTCGACAATATAATACAATTTATTTATTTATTCTACTAAAATTGTAAAATTAAAAATATTTTTAACAAATAAAAAAACATATTTACAATAATTTATTGATTTATTAGAAATAAATATTGAATAGTAAAATAAAATTATTAATGTTGTTAAAAGATGAACACCATCATCTTGTGAATATTTGTAAGGAGTGCAAGGTCACATGGGTAGATTTCGAAGTTTCAATATGGAAAAAATTGTTGATAGTCAATGGTTTTAGAGAACCTTTGCCAAAATTGTCGAGAATTAGTAGATTCGAGAGTACAATTAAGAAAATTAGAGAAAAAAATTCTAAATTTCATACACAATTACCAGACCAATCAAAAGTTATCTCCAAGTTATATAGAGATACAAAAGAATTGCGATATCAAAAGCAGCTCCAATTTGCAGAGATACTTGAAAAATCTCAAAGAAAAATTGTTTATAGATTTTACCCCAGGTTCAGCAAGAGATATAACAATATTAAGAAAAGAAGGATGGCTTGATGACTGAAAAAATGAAACTACCATACTTTGATTTTTATTATCAAGACTTCTTAACAGGAACAGCACATTTTACTCACCAACAAAGAGGCATTTACATTACTTTAATGTGCCATGCTGGTGTTCGAAATGGTCAAGGACTGCCAAATAATTTTGAACAACTTTGCACTATAGTTAATGTTTATAGTAACGATCCAGATATGGTTCATTCTTTAAAGACAGATATTAATTCAGTATTAACAGAAAAATTTAAATTAATTGATAATAAGTGGCATAATGAAAGACAATTAGAGGATTATAAAAGAACAGTAGAAAAAATTAATCATAGAGCTGAAGCTGGTCGTAAAGGTGGTCTAGCAAAAGCGAAGCAAACCTCTAGCAAAGTATCTGTATCTGATTCTGTATCTGTATCTTTTAATAATATATGGGATGCGTTGATGGTGAAGCGAGGTAGCAAGAAGAAGGCTCTCGAAAAATATAAAAATATTCCTGTTGTAATTAGTGAGGAGTCAATCATTGATAAATACAATGAACTTTGTCGTAATACAGAAAATCAAATATTCATACCACACTTTAGCACTTGGTTATCTCAGGAAAGATACAATGACGAAGAAGTATTTAATTTAGAAATTTTCAAAAAAAAGCATGGCATAACAGCAAACTTTTTAGAAGAAAAAGATAATTTATTATTTTTTATGCAAAAAGAACCTTGGGGTATCATTGATTATATTTATAAAAAAGATGGAACATTAATTCCTCAAAAAGAATATTATGGCAAAGAGAAAGAAACTTAGAGTATTGTCACTTGGTGCTGGAGTTCAATCCACAACATTAGCTTTGATGATTGAAAAAGGTGAAGTTCCTATGGTTGATTGTGCTATTTTTTCTGATGTAGGTGCAGAACCTAAATTAGTTTATCAACATCTTGATTGGTTAGAAAAACAATTATCTTACCCTCTCTATAAAGTACAATGGAGAAATTTAAAAGAAGATATAATTAGTGCAAGTCAAGGAAAATATAGTGCATTTACAGCACCTTTTTTTTCAAAAAATGTAAAAAATAATAAAAAAAGTATGTTGCGTAGGCAATGTACAAATGATTATAAGATAAAACCTTTACAACAAAAAATAAGAAAATTGCTTGGTTATAGTAAGGGTGAAAGAGTTGCTAAAGATACTTATGTTGAAATGCTTATGGGAATCTCATGGGATGAATTACAAAGACAAAAAATTAACCAAATTAAATATATAACTAATATATATCCATTAGTAGAAAAACAAATTAGAAGGCATCAATGTTTAAAGTGGATGGAAACTAATAATTATCCAAAACCTCCACGATCAGCTTGTACATTCTGTCCCTATCATACAAACGAAGAATGGAGAATAATAAAAAAAAATAAAGAAGAATGGAATGAAGTAATAAAACTAGATAAAAGTATAAGATATCAAGAACAATATAAAGATAATCAATCTGGATTTGTAGAAGATCAATTATATTTACATAGAGATTGTAAACCAATAGACGAGGTTGATTTAAGATCAGATGAAGAAAAAGGTCAATATTCATTACTAGATGAGTGTGAAGGTATGTGTGGGATATAATGGCAAAGAAGAAGAAAAAAAAACAGCATCGAACTAAACCAAAAGAAATCTCACAAGCACAAGAGATTGATTATGGAGCTCAAGTATTAGTAAGGGAAAATGGCAAAATATTTAGACTACCTGATGGTGCTGAAATGGTTATTGGTAGTAAGCACATACAAAAAAAGATTAATTCAGTCCATGAGAGTTATTATGCTAGGCATCAACTAGATCCAACTGATGCTAAGAGAAATGCAACCAGGTATGTTGCCGGACAAAAACTAGAATATTTAGGCATTATTAGTAATAAAATGAAAAGCTGTACCTTTAACTTCAATAGATTAGCTGGTATTCCACATGGATCTGAGTTCTTTAACATCCTTAAAATAGATTATGAGCAAGAGTTTAATGATGCTATGAAAGCAACAATACAACATCAATCTCTAGTCTGGGATGTAATAATTGATAATTTACCAGCGAGACATAAAAGAATGAACTCTTATAGAGAAGGTTTAGATATGTTGATAGATTTTTGGAAGATGTAAATATGCCTATTTGTGCCTATTTAGAATATTGAATAGATAATATAGAGTATTTTATAAGATCCATAAGTATGGGTAAAATCCATACAAATTTCAATAAATAATTAAAATGAAACTCAAAGAACAATTACAAAAATTGTCGGACGAAGATTTACTAATGACAATAATTCTAGCTGATGAGGAAGGTAAACCAATAGTATTAGTAAGGTTTGCAAACTTCGATAATGATGAACAAGCACAAGATTTTATTACAGTATTCAAACATAAGCAAAATCTAGAACAGCTAGGATATATAAACGAAACAATACATTAAATGGCAGCAGAAACAAAATACACGAAAGAACTAGTAGAGACTGTGTTACAAGAACTAGCGATGGGTAAATCCATTAGAGAAGCATTGAAAACAGTTGATACAGCTTGGGAGACCTGGAGGAAGTGGTTGAATAAGAAAACTGGCCTCAGAGAGAGATATAACCAAGCAAAAGAAGATGGTATTGAATACTCAATGGCAGAGGTAGAACAAGTAGCCAAAGATGCAGTAAAGAAGTCCGGAGAAAGTAAAATGGATATGGCTAATGTAAAAGCTATCGATACATTCATAAAGCACAAGCAATGGATGGCGAGTAAGTTAGCTGCGAAGAAGTATGGAGATAGAACTCAAATGGAGATAGGAAACATACAAGATCAAAGTTTCTCTATTAAATGGGATAAGTAAAAACAATGATGGATAGAATAAATAAACTAAAAGATAGATGGAATAAACTAAACAAGAAGGGTAAGGCTATTGTAGTAGTAGTAGCAGTAGCTATTATTGTAGTTATTTCACAGAATATTTAGTGTTTTTAGAGATAAATACATATAAACTGATTGTGTTTTTGGAGGGTGTTGTATGTAGAAGTGTTGAGTTTGTTAAGAGAATTAGCAAAAAGCTCTATAGTAGCATGGAACTCCTCGTAAGCAGATTTTGTTCGTATTTTGTTCGTAAATGGCAAAAAAATACATAAAAGCTGCACAATATCTGCACATAAAACACAAAAGGCATTGATAAACTTAGCTTAGCACATCACTAAAGATGTAATGCTCTGGTTTTCCAGGATTTTTTTAGTTTGGTAGCAAAAAAATTTTCTGCCACCACCCACGCAGTCGTAGTCATTGCAATAGTAAGTGATTTCAACTCAGAACAAAATTCTCTAAAGTTTTTTGGAAAAAATTTTATTTAAACTTGTATCACTAAGTATGAATAAAAAAACAAAAAACAAAATAAAGAAACTTACTAAATTAGAAAGTTCATGTTTAGGTATAGTTATAAGCAATGGAGATTATCAAGA